ACTTTAAAAAGATACGTGAAGAGGCATTGCGTCAACAGGTTAGACATGATGATGTCTTCCGAGAGGGTGATAACATTATGTCATCAAAGACTGGAGACAAGGGTACAATACATCGTATAGGTACTAACTATGTTATTTGTATTTCCGAGTATGGTGATATGTTTCGTGCCTGGATTAAGGATGTGAGGCATATCAATTTGAATGAAAGCATAAATAAAGACAGAAAAAGTACTATTTTAAAACATGGAAAGGCAAAAACCAATCAATAGTGTTCAGCACAATGATGCCTATTCACAGGCGCTGATGGATTCTTATAGTCAGTGGATGAGTGGAAAAGGTTTTCAACAGTCTGATCCATTGACAGAGGATGGTATTCCTGCTGAACAGAAACAAGGTGGTGAAAGTACAGGTGCATTTGTTACTCCTATAGGAACAGTTCCTGCTCCTGAGAGTGATGAATCTTCTTCTATTCCAGAAGTAAAGAAGGAAGGTGGAGAGGATAATTTTTCAACTAAAGATCCTAAAGCAAATGCTGGATCACCTGATCCTGCTGTGAATCTTCGTGTTCGTGCTGGTGTTAAGCAGTCCCATGGTGCTACTATTAGGGACGTAACAAAGGTTGCTAAAGAAGAAGTTGAAGTTGAAGAGAGTCATGACTGTTGTAAGAAGTGTGGTAGTATGAAGCACACAACAAATGAATGTAAGGAAACGAAAGAGAAAGTTGAGTCTTATCAGTGGGATGTAGTTGGTGAAGCATTGGAAATTCTTGGTGAAATTACTGAAGCCAAGTACCATGTACGTGGTGTTAAGTTAAATGAACAACCACATAAGACTACTAGTAAGCTTCTTGCTTATAACAAGAGACTGCAGGAGAAGAACTCCGAAAAAAAGTAAAGGCGGCAACTATCGAGATCATGCCTGATATTAAGGATGGTGCCGAGAAGCAAGCCGAACGTAAAAAGAATAAAAAGTATGTGCAGTTGGCGGTAAAATCGCAACGTAAAGATACTGAAGGAAAAACTTCCGGAAGGTAGTATAAATAATATCATAATTTATGGTATTAGATAATGTTAAAATCATTCCTTCCTTTTGCATCTAGGATTATTAAAGATGCTGTTGCTGCTATCCCAAATGATGCAGCAATTGGTGACCGATTAGTTGAGATTTGTCTGACAGTTCTTGCTAAAGCAGTTAAGACTACCAAGACTGATGTCGATGATCAGTTGTTTGAGCAAGTAGCTAAAGCGATTCGTAATCGTGAAGAAAAGGCAGATGATTTCGTATCGTGACTGACATAGGACTTGATGCATCACAGGAAGTAAAGATCACTGTGATGCAACTCAAGATAGAACGTCTTGAGGAGAAGCAAGAGGATTTGCGAGAGAGATTGAAGTCAGTAGAGAAGTGGGTCATTGGTGCTGCAGCAGTTTTGGCTGCTGGTGTTACCGTTATAGGATTCGCTACTAATATATCTAAGGCATACCTTTAGCAAATCATAGGCATTCAGTATTATTATAAATACTGGTAGAAATTAAAGAGTAGAGAGCCATGCCCATACTTGGATCCATTGATAGTGCAACGTTCGCTAATGATGTAGCAGTCACTAATGATTCTGCTGCAGTAACTAGGAATGTTGCTGACGCTATTGCTGGGGGCGATGTTATTGTCCTTGCTAACGTGTCGTATTACGTTAAGTCAGTTGATGGTACTACTGTCACACTTGCACAAAAATATGCTGGAGCGACTGATGGTACTCTATCGGGTGCCAAGCGTCGTACACCACCAAAAGCACTGTCTGATTTTGTTCTGACACGTGCTACAGACCACCAGTCTTCTGTGGATACACAGATTGTTGCTGTAAGTCTTGCTGAAGCACAACTTTCCACTAACAAATCACGTGGTATTAGTAGTCCTGGATGGTGGGCATACAGGACATACACAGATGCCTCTGGTACTACTCGCCATAAGTCAGAATTGATTGCATCTTATAAAGATGGATCTGCTATTAGTGGTGACTTTACTGATGATGCTTGGGCTGGTGACGTTACTTCCTTGATTACAATTTCCTCTCAACCTACTGACGCTACAGTATACTTCCCTGCTGGAGCAGTTGGTACATTCACCAGTAATGGTGCTGCTGATGGATCCAGAACTGCTGGAACATACACAGTAACTGACGCTGCTGGTTCAGCATCTGGTGCTGGAGCAGACTTTACAGTTGTTGTTGCTGCTGATGGTACACCAACAGTTACATTAGTATCTGGTGGTACAGGTTACGTTGATGATGAGACCATTACAATTGCTGATGCTTCACTTGGTGGAGGTGGCGGTGTTGCTGTTGTCTTAACAGTTACTGCTGCAACTGCTGCTAACACATTCAGTGTTACTGCATCTTCTACTGGTGCTGGTGCTTCTATCACCTATCAATGGCAGATCAGTACAAACAGTGGTACTAACTTCAGTGATGTTTCAGGTGCTACTAACCAGACACTTGCACTTACTGGACTTACAGCAACTGAAAATGGAAACCAGTATAGAGTTAAAGTCAACAACTCCATTGGTGGTGTTGAAGTGATCTCTACTGTTGTTACTCTAACTACAGACAGCAACGCATAAAATAAATGAAATTTGATGAATTGACACCAAGTAATTGGATCATGTTTGCTATTAAAAATTATGATAATCCAAATTCGGTTACTTATGAAGATTTTGAAAAAGATCTAAATAAGATTAAATATATCAAAAGATTATTTCGTCGTTATGAAACACATAGTGAATTGAAAACTCATTTAATTCTTAATCATATCATTGTAATGTATAATGTGTTTGGTGATGCTGCAACTCCTCTATTATTTTATAAAATAGAGGCAACACATTGGCCAGCATTAAAAGCATTTATGTTGGTTTTGAATCGTTTACCCTCAACCCTTAATAAGGAAATTGATCCAGAATGTCTTCAACAACTGAACCTAATATGAATGAAATGATGGCTGGGGATGGATCTGGCTTGTCTATGCCACCTGCTTTTGTTTTTGTTAATACAAAAGCTCATCGTAAGTATAAGAAGAAGGATAAGGATAAGGTAGACGGTCGCACCACAGGTGCAAAAACAATGCTCTCTCGTATTACTAAAAGGAAAATGAAAAAAGAAGAAACTATACCTGCTGGATACACTGCAAGGGTTGATATAGAATCTATCGAACCTATTATTTCTGAAGGAGCTCCTTCTGAAACTGAACGTGCTCAAAAGCAAATTGGGCAGATGAAGAAACTTAAGAGGCAGAAAGGTCTTCAGAAGAAACGGGATGAAGCAAAGAAAAGTATGCAGGATAAAACTAAAGAGATGGATGTATTGATGAAAGCAAGGATGTCAGATTTTAAGAAGAAAGCATCTGATCAAACAAAGAAAGCATCCTCACAAAATAATTCTTATGAACCAACTGAAGGTGAAGTTATGACAGAAATAACTGCTACACATAATGATGTTATTAAAGTTGCAATGGATGTTGCGACAAGTGAACTCAATCCAAGTGGTGAGTCATCATTTGCACAGATTACATTTAGTGATGGAAACAAACAGAACCTTGATAACTTTTCTGCCAAAAGAATTTCTGCATGTTATGCTCAATTAGATGATACTCATAAGCAACAGTTCCAAGCGTTGCTTAATAAAGATGCCTCTACATATCAGAGTGCTCTTGATTTTGCAGTTCGTAATGTTGGATGATTAGATGAGTGAGCCTGAACAGAAGGCAACAGCGGCTATTCTAGAACGTTTAGAACGAATTGTCGAGAACCTTTCCACCAACTCTATTACCATGGGCAAACTTCTTGCTGTCCATGACGAAAAAATAACTCATCAAGATACTATTGACGGTATTTTATTTGAGAAGATCGATAATTTAACTGCAAAGATGGACAAGTCTCATGCAGAAATCAAGGAAGGTTGTGAACGTGACATCAGAAAAGTCGATGAACGTCTTCGCCTCATTGAAAAGAAGATGTGGTCTATTTTTGGTGCTCTTGCTGTTATATCTTTCCTCGTTAGCGTACCGGGACAAAAAGTGATGCAGAACATTTCTTTTCCAGATGCTTCGATAGCATCCTTGACATCAGGTAAATAGTCTGTTATACTGGCGTCATAAGAACTGAGTGAATGAGTTTTATTGACGTAAAATATATAACTCTTGTATCTGGGCGACTGACATTGTTTAGTCGTAAGAAGGAAGGGTTGTATAATTTTAGGTGTCCTTACTGTGGTGATTCACAGAGGAAGAAGAATAAGTGTCGGGGGTATATCTTCCGGATGAAAAATGATTATGTATACAAATGTCACAATTGTGGTGTTGGTAGAACATTTACAAATTTTCTGAAGGACCAGGATATTTTACTCCATGATCAGTATATTATGGAGAGATATAGGGAGGGACTTACTGGTAAAAATAGTCAGACACCTTCGCCTAAGTTTGATTTTAAAAAACCTGTCTTTAAAACAAAAAAGAAGATAGATTTACCAAAAATTTCTGAACTAAATACAACACATCCAGCGAGATTATATTTAGAAAACAGAAAAATAAATGATCTATCTCGCTTTTATTATTGCGAGAAGTTTAAGGAGTGGACTAATACTTTAAAGCATACCTTTCAGGATATGCGAGGAGATAATCCACGTATAATACTACCAATGTATACGGTAGATAATGATTTGTTTGGGTTTCAGGGTAGATCCTTGTCTCCCAATACAAATTTAAGATACATCACTGTAATGTTAGATGATGACCACCCGAAAGTATATGGACTTGAAACAATCAACAGACTACAATCAGTATACATCGTCGAAGGACCATTTGACAGCACGTTCATTCGCAACTCGATTGCTATGTGCGGAGCTGATATTCATGTTGATGGTATCGGGATTAGCAGCCCTGTTTGGGTATATGATAACGAACCAAGAAATCCCGAAATCATCAAACGTATCAAGACTACTATTGCCGCCAAGCAAGGTAATCAAGTAGTCATTTGGCCGTCTAATATACAGCAAAAGGACATAAATGATATGGTCCTTGCTGGACATGATGTTCAATCTGTGGTAGAATCGAATACGTATTCTGGACTGGAAGCACAAGTAAAATTAAACACCTGGAAAAAGATATGACGAACGGCATTAATGTTGTTAAGCGAGATGCATCTGTTACGGCACTGAATTTAGATAAGATTCATAGGATGGTTGAAGATGCTTGTGAAGGATTGGCGGGAGTATCTGCTTCGCAGGTGGAAATTCAATCTGGTTTGCAGTTCTTTGATGGTATTACTACACATGATATCCAAGAGATTCTTATCAGATCTGCGAATGATTTAATTTCATTAGATAATCCTAACTATCAATTTGTAGCAGCACGTCTTCTGTTGTTTGGTGTTCGTAAAGAAACATTTAATAAGAATGTATGGAAGGATGGTATGCCATCTATATTTGATGTTGCTGCCTATAATGTTACAGTTAATGAAGTTTATGATGAAGAAATATTAGATAAGTACTCCGAAGAGGAATGGCAGAAGATAGATAGTTGGATAGATCATGATCGTGACTATTTGTTTACATATGCTGGTTTACGGCAAGTTGTAGATAAATATCTGGTACAAGATCGTAGTACTGGGGAAATCTTTGAGACTCCACAGTACATGTATATGATGATAGCAGCAACGCTGTTCACAGAATACCCACTCACAACACGTTTAGATTACATAAGGAAATATTATGACGCAATCAGCAGACACAAAATCAACATCCCTACCCCGATCATGGCGGGAGTACGGACCCCTATTCGTCAATTTGCTAGCTGTGTTCTGGTTGATATTGATGACTCCCTCGATAGTATCTTTAGTTCTGATATGGCTATTGGCAAATATGTCGCACAGAGGGCTGGTATCGGTCTTAATTCGGGTAGGATCAGAGGAATCAACTCTAAAATCAGAGGAGGAGAAGTACAACACACAGGTGTGGTCCCCTTCCTCAAAAAGTTTGAGTCAACTGTTAGATGTTGTACTCAAAATGGCATCAGGGGTGGATCAGCAACTGTCCACTTTCCTATCTGGCACCAAGAAATCCGAGACATCCTCGTCCTCAAAAACAACAAAGGAACCGAAGACAACAGAGTCAGAAAACTAGATTATAGTATACAGATAAGTAAACTATTCTATGAAAGGTTTATCCAAAACGGAGATATTACGTTATTCAGTCCTCATGATGTCCCTGGCCTTTATAATGCTTTTGGGACCGATAGTTTTGATGAGCTCTATGAGATATACGAATCTGATGATTCAATCTCACGAACATCAATCCCTGCCCAAGAATTAATTCTTGATCTATTAAAGGAGAGAGCAGAGACTGGACGGATCTATATCATGAATATAGATCACTGTAATAGTCACTCATCATTCAAGGATAAGGTGTACATGAGTAATCTTTGTCAAGAGATTACTTTACCTACCACACCTATTCAACATATTGATGGTGAAGGTGAAATTGCATTGTGTATTCTTTCTGCCATCAACGTAGGTACACTACGTAAACTTGATGACTTAGAAGAATTGTGTGACTTAGCAGTACGTGGTCTGGAAGAACTTATTGATTACCAGAACTATCCTGTTATTGCTGCAGAGAAATCAACTAAGGAACGTAGGTCTATTGGTGTTGGGTTCATTGGACTAGCACATTATCTTGCTAAGAATGGTGTTAAGTATGAGGATCCTAAAGCATTGAAGTTGGTTCATGATTTATCAGAAGCATTCCAATTTAATCTTCTTAAATCTAGTAATCAATTAGCAAAGGAGAAAGGAGCATGTGGTGCATTTGCTAGGACAAAGTACTCAGATGGTATTCTTCCAATTGATACATATAAGAATGATGTTGATGAGCTAGTATCTAATGACCTTAGTTTTGATTGGGAGACTTTACGGGGAGACATACAGTCCGATGGGCTTAGGCACTCAACACTGTCAGCACAAATGCCATCAGAGAGCAGTTCCGTTGTGTCAAATGCAACCAATGGAATCGAACCACCCAGAGATTACTTGTCCATTAAAAAGTCAAAGAAAGGGCCTCTTAAGCAGATTGTTCCATCGTATGGGACTTTAAAGAATGCTTATACGCTCCTTTGGGATATGTCTGGGAATACTGGTTATATTAATATTGTTGCTGTTATGCAAAAGTTCTTTGATCAAGCGATTTCTGGAAATTGGTCCTATAATCCGGAGCATTTCAGCAACGCTGAAGTTCCTGTTAGCGTAATGGCACAGGACTTGCTGACGACTTATAAGTATGGGTGGAAGACTTCTTACTATCAGAATACATATGATGCTAAGCGAGATGTAGATGAACCATCACATCCTATTGGATGGCATGATGATGTTGAGGAAGATAAACTAAAACAGGTAAAAGATTTGTTAGATGATATATTAACTACAGAAGAGGAGGACTGTGATGCTTGCAAGCTCTGATGTGAAAGGAATGACCGTATTTAATACAAACAAAGTAAATACTCTCAAGCAACCTATGTTCTTTGGTGCTCCATTGGGAGTCCAAAGGTATGATGAATTTAAGTATCCAATTTTTGAACGGTTAACACAGACACAGTTAAGTTATTACTGGAGACCTGAAGAAGTTTCTCTTCAGAAAGATCGTGTTGATTATCATAGTCTTCGACCAGAACAAAAGCATATCTTTACTTCTAATTTGAAGTATCAGATCATGTTAGATTCTGTACAAGGTAGAGCACCTGGTATGGTATTCATGCCTTATGTTTCTTTACCGGAATTAGAAGCATGTATGAACATCTGGCAGACTATGGAGATGATTCACTCTAGGTCATATACGTATATCATCAAGAACGTGTACCCAGATCCTACTGAAGTGTTGGATACCATCATTACCGATGAACGTATCCTTGAGAGAGCACGAAGCGTCACAGAGGCATATGATGAGTTCTTGATGGTGGCAAATGAATGGGGTTCTGGTAATATGTGGAAATCTGATATGAAAGATTCTCCATCTGCCGATTGGCACATGAAAGATATGAAAACAAAATTGTATCTTGCTGTTGTTAATGTGTATATTCTAGAAGCAATTCGTTTTTATGTGTCATTTGCATGTTCTTTTGCTTTTGGTGAGTTGAAGATCATGGAAGGTAACGCAAAAATCATTAGTTTAATTGCACGAGATGAGTCGCAACACATGACTGTCACTCAGAATATTATAAAAAATTGGGTTAATGGTGATGATCCTGTCATGATAGATATTGCTAAGGAACAAGAAGAGAATGTCTATCGTATGTTTGAAAAATGTGTACAAGAAGAAGAAGTTTGGGCAGACTATCTCTTTAAGGATGGTAGTATGATTGGATTGAATGCTAAACTTTTACGTAAGTATGTTGAATGGATTGCTAATCGTCGTATGAAATCCATAGGATTGAAACCTATATATGATGTACCTATGTCACATAATCCTCTTCCATGGACTGCACATTGGTTGTCTTCTAAAGGACTTCAGGTAGCACCACAAGAGACTGAAGTAGAGTCTTATATTGTTGGTGGTATTAAGCAGGATGTGGAGAAAGATACTTTCGCTGGATTTAAATTATGAAGAAATCAGTTTCACACTATCTAGAATTATTAGATCAGAAAGATGATGTTAATATGCATAAGATTTATTGGTGGACTAAATTAGATCAAGATCAAATGCTGAAAGTGATGCAACAATTTTGTTGGGATAATAGTATTGATTTTAATATGATCAATTGGGCTGATTTTCTTAACGGTAATAGTGTTACTAATGAAGTTCTGTGGAATAATGATTAGATATGTTTAAACCTTTACAGTGGTTGATTAATTTAGATGACCGACTCCGAACAATGGCGAGAAGAGTACCAAGGAATGAAAGTCCTGAGTACGATGCAGATAGAATGTTTGAAGAATGGACCGAAGAGTCTTTCTCAGAGTTGGATGATGCAAGCTATGCACAACGACTGGAAGAAGAAGAAAGGGATCAAGGATCCAGAACCACCCGATTGCCAGTCAAGTCTGAAGGAGTTCTTCGAGCAGACGAAAGATCAGGGAATTTAATATCGGATCCGTGGTTATGAAAACACAATCAGCGAAGTCTAAAGGACGCTTACTCCAAAAATGGGTAAGAACCATGCTTATCGAGATACTTGATGTGCATCCAGAAGATCTTGAGTCTAGATCTATGGGTGCTGGTGGCGAAGATCTTATTATGGCCCGAGCAGCAAGAAAAAAGTTCCCACATTCTATAGAATGTAAGAACGTAGAACGATTAAATGTCTGGGATGCATACGAACAGGCATGTGATAATGCTGGTGACTACGAACCGTTGGTTGTTATAAAGAAGAATAGAAAAGATCCATTGGTTGTAGTTGATGCTCAATATTTTATTAAACTATTTGAGGATAAATAATGTGGAATCCATTCAGTAAAAATATGCCTGATAAAGAAAGTATTAAGGTTGATAATGAATCGGTTGAAAAGAAGAAAGGTACACTTGGTAAATTAAAGGATAAGATTCTTCCTGATGAATCAGAAAAAGCAGCGATCATTTCAACAATGGTTAGACTTGGTGTATTGGTGTGGTCTGGGGGAATTTTGACATTAAATTATGTTACAGTACCTGGTATACCACAGCAGAAAATTGATCCGACTTTTATAGCTTCAGTTTTTACAGGAGTTTTAGCTAGTTTCGGAATTCAGACAGCATCTAAGAAGGGTGACGGCACAATGAAAATGGATGCTGCTAAGGCTGCTGCTGCTGCTAATAGTGGTGGAACAGTTCAAACTATTAGAATTGAACAACTTCCATTAAAGATTATTGCTGCTGATATTCCATCTAATGATAAGAAATCAACAGAACCAGAACCTAAGGTTTAATATATCCCTTCTTTTCTAGAAATTCTCTAGTTAATGGAGTGGGTGGATATGTTTCCCACATAGGAATCTTACTAGCACATGATTTTAATGCTGTTAGGGTCATTTTTTCTTTTTCGTTCCCTGCCCAGAGTGCTTCTTGCTCCCATGGTAGGGAACTTTTTGGGTATGTACGTGTAGCAATATTTCTCCAGAACCAAGGAACATCTTCTTCGTTGTGAATAATAGCAATCATACTATTATCAATAGTACCTGCCATACAGTCTTGTGCAGCGTGCCATCCTTCATGTTTCATAACACTAATTAGTGTGCTTGGATCATTCATATACAAGGAATTTAGAAAGAAATTATTTCCTACAGTATAGTATACTCCACGATTTGAAGATACAAAATATTTTTTGTGACCTAGAAAGACTTTAACTCCGAGTAAATCCAAGGTGCTGATGAGCTCATCAAAATGGTCAGCAACAACAGTGTAATCAGAATTAGGATAGCGATTTTCAATGTCTTTGATCGATGTTATCGGTATAACATTCTCTACACATTCTCTCATCATCATACATCCCATAGAGTCATGGGTGTTCCAACCTTTTACTCTAGGGTCAGCAACAGCAGTACCAGCAGTAACACCGAAAGTGACTGCTAGTAGGGCAATAAATTTTTTCATATAATTTTATTTTAATAAGAATACTCTTCAACTACATCTAATATTTTATTTAAGTACTCATCAGCACCTCTACATTCTTGTTCTGATAGTTCATGACGTTCACACCTATCATATAATTCGTTCTTAAGTTTGTATGCCCTAGATTGGATATCTATTTTATTTAAGCTACCGCTACTCATGGTTCGTATGGAAAACTACCATATTTATTTATGGGTTGTTGTGCTGGGGATGGCGTCCTAATTGTTAAGATTTGGATTTGAACATATAAATAAGTTCACCTGTTAAAATTAAAATGCAAAAAATTGTAAATGTCGTTGCACTGTCGTCTGGTATTGTATCTCTTGCCGTTGTTATCAGTGGCGTATACGTATATGTCAACAAGGATTCCATTGTTGACGGTGTTAAATCACAAGTTATGGAAGCTGTTACTGGATCACTCGGAGACCTTGGTGGATTGGCTGGCGGCGGGCTGGGAAGCGGTTTGGGCGGTGGCGCATTAGTTCCTGAAGGTGGTGCTGGTATTGCTGGTGGTGCATCTGGTTCTGCTTCTATTCCGGGTCTTCCCTTCTGATGGATCTACAAAAAATGGCTACAATGGGAACAGCAGTTGCTGTTGTGGGTACTGGTACTGTGGTGGGTGGTGGTACTGCTCTTGATAGTATGCGTGGTGGACCAGAGAAGAGAGAAGGTGCTCGTGTTACTGAGATAAGAGAGATAGTACGCGAGGAAGTTGCTAATGCTTTAATACAAGCTTGGCCAACTACATCTGGACCTGTTAAAGGTACACCTGTTCCAACACAAAATTACAGACAGCAAGTTCCATTGAGGTAGTAGATGGATCCAATAAGTAATATACCTGGCATTGGTAGTGGGTTGCCTATCCTTCCTACTATTAATACAGGTACAATTAATATCAGATCACCTGGTATCACTGGTGTTGTTGTTAAAGATATTAAAATATCAGATACTCGTATCTGGATGCAAACACCACCACAAGCAATACCAATAGAACCTCCTGTTGTTGTTCGTGCAGGTACACCTATTGTTAATATGCCTGGTTGTGTTGTAGTGAATAAGGAGAATGCTAAGAACCCTTCTAGCATTAATAATAATTTAGTTAATGATGATCCCAAACAGAACGTTGCTATATGTGATGCTGGGATGCCATACTACCAACCACCAGATTACCAAGCAAATGAATTGACTTGGAGAACAGTTTATATGGAGCCAGAGGAGCAGGAAGGGGGGGTTAAGACAGATCCTCCAGAAGATGTTGAAGCACCTACTCCAGAGGCACCTGTGACCCCACCAACGAAAGAGGTAGAGGAATGTCCTTCACCTAATGCAAGACGCATTGGAGACCTTTCTCAGAGTGGTAAGGAAAAGGTTTCTGGTTATGAATGGAATTCAACTAAAACTGAATGTATTACTTTGTGGGAAGATGTTCCATGGACTCAGGAATTTTTTCCAGATCCTGGCATTGTCACTACTACTGCTACTATCGCCGCTGTGGCAACGACATCGGCTCTCCTAGCAAAGCCGCTCGCTGACCTCCTCCTGAAGGTTGTGAAACCGACTGTGAAGAAAGTGATTGCGAAGGTGAAGAAGATACTTGGGAAGAAGGAGAAGGTTTTGTCGAAGAAGGAGAGGTTACTTGCTCAGCGGGAGCGGAACCGAGCGGTGATGGCTTTACGGAAGGCTGTGAAAAAGTAGGTTTGGGTAATTGATGTTCGTGTGGCAACAGTGTCCCACCTGGATTTGTTACTACTATATCAGCACATACAGAATAGTATGGACTTTTTGGGTGGAACATGATACCTGCTTTTTTGAGTTCCCCACAATTTTTCAAACGGGCTATCTCAAAATCTAATCTCTTGTTGGCAATTAATTGATTTTGCATATCAACTTGTGCTTGTGCTGCATCAGAACATTTCTTTTGCATACTTCTATTCAATGGTATGGATAGGGTAGCAGACAAACCTAAGTTGAATGATTGATTAGATTTCATATCAGTACGTACAGGTTTCATCCATGTTATAGCACCTGGATTATCTGGGATACCATCAGGACCATCAATATCTTGGATGATTGTCATGTCGGCACCATCCTCAAACCACCTTGTTTCTACTCCATCAACATCATGTGTTCTGGTATCATACCAAGGTTCCCATGGATAGTTTTTAACTGTTACTGTTTGTTGTGTAGTACGACCAGTGAAGTCATTCATATCATATTGTGGTTCATTATAAAAATCTTCCCAAGGATCTTTCTGGGTTTGTGCAAATTGAACATAAGGTGTCATATTTAGGGTAGTACCCTGACATGACACTCCACCACCGCCGTAGGTGTTAGTTACGTATGGACCTTGTAAAACCTGAATAGCCTGGTTGGTGACTGAGCCAGAAGAGTTGGCGATAGGATTAGCAGTTGCTGAGACACCGCCGACCCCTTCAGCTAATGCGGCCGTCGGACTTGTAAAGGAAAACGCCAGTAATCCATATAGAACACTGCGTAAAGGTTTTTTATAAAAAGTGATCATCAGGAACATCCTATGAGGGATTATTGCGTAGAGGTTAAGTTTATTGCGTAAATACTGAGGTAGTGTCAGTGACCGATTGAATTTCTGTTACTCTTTGTATGACTGTCTGATTGGTCATCCCTGGTCCTTGATAACTTTGGGTAAATTGGAATCCACTTGCTGGATCTGATATTGTGAAGTTCCCTGTGTTGTTGAAGTCCAAAGCATCGAAGGAACTTGTTACTGCTCCTGTCACAGTTCCTGCTGCGTCTGTTGCTGATGGACTCAATGTCACTGTTGAGGTGTTTACGTTCGGGTTGAGTGCTGCTCCGTTGTTGGAGATCCCGACCCCTGTTACTGAGTATTCCCATCCTGTCCTATAATCAATTGAGTTTATTGTCTCTGTTACTGTAGATTCAGTTTCTGTATGGCTTGTCATTGAGCCCTGCTGGAAGTTGGGCACCACTGGCACAGCAAGGCTTTTAGCGGGTATTAATACTAAACTAACACCCATTATGAGTAGGAGTTTTTTCATATTAATTCCTTATTTATCGTACAGTAACTTCACTGACGAATTGTCCGGTAGCTGAGGTTCCAGCTCCACCAGCAGTTAGTGTTGAAACACCAGCAGATGTTATCGTGCCAGCTAGCGACCCAGCTACACCACCACTTTGCGTTGTCACTACACCGAATGCTGGCATGTCTGCTACGACACCTGAGGTCACATCAACACCAGATCCAATAGTGTTAACTGCATCCCCTTGTGTAAAACTTTCGGAAAAGCTGAAGGCCGATCCGTCGGTCGTAATATCGTAAGTACCAGCTTTCATTGTTGCTGCAGCAGTAGCAGATCCAGCAGTAAGACCACCAAATACGTCGGAGTTTCCTGAACCAACTTCCATGTTTGTACCGCTAACACTATACGTACTTCCTACGCGAGTTGCTGCTGTTGCAGCTCCATCTACTTGTAGTTGAGTTGATGTGGTTAAGCGATGAATTAAATCGGCTTGTGCTGGTTGTGCCAGTGGAGCCGCCATCAATAACATAATGAAAGGAATTAACCTTTTCATTTATAATATTTGCTATGTAGTTGTATTTATGAGTATAATTGTTTATACTTTTCAAATTCTTTCATTAAAAATTCATCAGCAGGTGTTGGCCATGTTATTCCTTGACTGATACAATAATCACAAAATTCATATAATTGTGCTGATATATTGTAACCATTATGAACAAAGGTAGTGATGAGAAATGCTCTTTTCTCTAGTTCCTTTGTAGTATATCTCCAGTCAGATTGTACAGTTGTCTTCTTCATAATTTTGTTCCAAATAATTTTCCAATCTTTTTTGTAGGTGGTCATACTCATCCCACATAAATTCACTTCCTGTAGATTCTTTATAATATCCACACGCAGTTATTAATTTAGCAATATCATGTTCTTGAAGACGGTACATTATAAATACCCAATCGTGCTTACCATATATTTATCTTGACAGCACGAACATTATATGGTATACTGCCATATTGCTATGTCGAATTCTGTATTTTAAATGAAGAAATTTTTAATGACCGTTGGGTTAGTTTTTAGCTTAACATCATCACATGCACATGCATTGGCAACATCATCTAATCCTCATAAGACTACTGAAGATAAACCAACACCTAAGACATGGAAGTGTGCTGGTTGTACTCCTGAAGAACAATATGTATTAGCACAACTTCAAGATAAGACTCTCATCAGAGATAAGAATGCCCTTGCTACTATCATGGGCAATATTAAACAAGAGTCTAAGTTTGTTCCTAATATTTGTGAAGGTGGTGCTAGAGTACCTTATAATAAATGTTATAGTGGTGGATATGGATTGATTCAGTGGACTACTGCTGGTCGTTATGATAATCTTGGAAAGTTTTGTAAAAATTATGGGTGTGATCCTAGTTCATTAGAAGGTCAGACTCGTTATATGATTAATGAGAATATCTTCCAGAGACAACTTCCTTATTTTGAAGGTAGTGGTATGACTGTTAGTTATTATATGAATGCTGCTTATCGTTGGTTAGGATGGGGTATTCATGGTGCTAGAACTAACTATGCCTATAATTATACAAATAAATTGACTTGGGTATGATATGAGACTTGGAATCATGTGTTCTGGCAACGGTTCTAACTTTGAGAACATCGTTCATTCGTGCCCAGAGCATGAAGTTAAGATCATGGTTTACAATAAGAAGAAAGCAAAGGCGAAACAGAGGGCAGAAAGATTAGGTATCTCCTCTTGTTATAGTAAGGATGAGGATGAGATCATTGCATTGTTTCATGCATATGAAATTGATATGATTGTCCTGGCAGGGTGGATGAGGATAGTATCTAAGAAATTTTGTGATGAATTTCCTAATAGAATTATAAATATACATCCATCATTACTTCCTAAGTATAAAGGATTGAATGCTGTACAACAAGCCCTAGATAGTGATGATCTAGTTACTGGATGCACGGTTCATTATGTGACGGAGGAACTTGATTCTGGTGCTATAATATGTCAAGCAGAGGTTGCTATCGGGCATAGGGATACATTAGAAACATTAACTAAGCGTATCCAAAGAGAAGAGCATCGTATTTTACC